GTTCGAAGGCGGATGCGGCGAAGTGGAACACCTCGCCGTCCAGGTCGATGTCGGCCGCGCCCTTGGATTTGTAGCTACGCATCAGGCCCTCAACGTGTTGAGTAGGGTCTTGAACGGGGCCACCCCAAGCGGTTTCATCAGCATGAGTTCGAACGGGATGACCGCCTTGTCGGCGCCCTTACGCCGGGGGATCTCCACCGATCCCTGGTTGAAGCACTTGCGGAAAATCCATCTTTCCTCGGCGTCGTCGGACTGCCACCCGTACATACGCTTGGTCATGCTTGTGGTGTCGGGCGGTTCGAACGTCACCAGCCCGGAAGGTGTCGCGATGGTGCCGCCGTTGAGCGCATACGACAGGTTCGTGGCCGTGACCTCGGCGAGGGAGAACGCCACCTTGATGGCGCGGGAAGTGGCGACGATGTCGACCGGCTCCAACTCCTCCGCCACCTCGATGTTCTCCACGCTCAGCTCGTAGGTGAACGCGTTGCCCTCATGGGTGTAGCCGAGCTGCGCCCACGACCCGGGCCAGGCGGCGATCAGGTCGGTCGGCTCGGACGAGCCGAGCGGTGCGGTGTAAAGGATGCCGGGGCCGAGGGCCAACAGATCCGGGTTGCCCACTGGGTCATCTCCCTTAGTCGAAGGTGTAGCGGTCGAGGACGTCGCGGGCGAACCGCTGCGCGGCCTGGTACTTGGTCCCGAACTCGGGGAACATCATGTAGAAGTGGTCGGCGTCCCACCCGACGTCGGTGGCGCCTTTGGCCCGGGACGGGTGGGGTGCGATCGACGCCGCACCGGCACCCGTGTCCTTTGGCGCTGTCGCGCGCACGTCGCGGGCGAACCCTTCCGCCGCGGCGGCGATGTAGCGCATGACGTTCGGGTCGGTGCGCAGTTCCCGGATCGACTTCTGATCCCAGCGGATCCGCGTAAGCGCCATGGCTAAGCGCTGGTCCCGATGATCATGATGTCGTACGTAACAGACGTGCCACCGGCGGAGTTGGTGACCCGCAGCAGATCCGACGCGCCTGCGCCGACAGCCCAACCGGTGAGGCCGGCGGTGATGGCGAAGAACTGGCCCGGCTTGACCGCGATGGTGTGGGTGGCAGCGCCGAACGGGCCGACGAACTGGGTGGCCGCCGCGGCGCCGATGACGCAGTTGTTGGTGTTCGCAGACGATGCGGCGAGGAAGATGCCCTTCACGTTGACGAACGTCAGGGCCACGCCGAGGTCGTCGACGAGCACCCCGGCTAGGTCCCAGTCCTTCGTACCGGAAGCCGCGATCGTGTCGGTGTCGGCGTAGATCTTGTCGGCCTGACCGGAGCCGGTGCCGTCGGCCAGGGTGACCGACTTGGCGAAGTTGTACGCCGCGTTGGCAAGGCTCAAGTCCTTCGTCACCGAGTACTTGGCGACCACGCCGAGGCTGATCTGAGTGTCGCGGAGTGTCATGGTTGTTGCCTCTCTGTGGTGACCCACGATTCAACGGAGATGCGAAGGGACAGGATGGAGATGTCGCTGGCGTCGTCCGGGGAGTAGTCGCCCTGGCCGCTGTCGATCCGGCTGGCACTGTGCCCGCCGGCGAGACGAGGGTTCGCCGCGAACTCTTCAGCTATGAGGTCGGATATTTCCTCACAGTCGATATCCGCTTGTTCGATCCCGTCCACTGCAGTCGGGGACCGGGCGACACGGATGTGGATGCCGATGGTGGCTGTCTCTTTGACCGCCCGAGACCGCCCATCGACAACCTCTTCATCCTCGGGCTGGTTGAAGGTGACCCCGCCGCCGTAGACGCATCTGTTGGTGAGCGATCCCCGCTTCGCGTACAGAACCTGAACACCCGACAACGGGCCTTCGGCGACGAGTTCCTTCAACCGGCTGATCAGCGCCCGCTTCGCGGCGTAGGCGTTGGTGGAGCTCACGCGAAGACGCTTCTACGCGCGCGGGTGTAGCGTTCGAGCACCCCGTCCACATTCGGCTGGCCGGTCCGCTGCCGGGCCGGTGTGGACAGCCGGTACACCCCGCCCTCGGCGACCGTGAACGAAATGGCCCGGTCGGGGATGGCCGATGACACCATGCCCAGCCGGTATTGCAGCCGCTGGATTCCGGCCGAGCTCACCTCACTGGGTGGGTAGTCCCACCCGTGCTCATATTCGGGAATGATGTTGCGCAGACCGTCCGGCCACAGCGCCCCACCGGGGCGTTTGATCACACCGTGGTCGGAGAAGCCCAACCCGGTCAGATCAGCACCCGCCAACGGGGTGCCACCGATCGACGCGGCCCGCACCGCCCGCAGCATCGGCCACGTCGTGCCCAACTGTGCGTTGTCCCGTCCGGAAAGGACCTCGCGGTGGAAGCGGGGCACGAACGCCTGCCGGCAGATCGCCTCGAACTCCTGCTCAATCTCGGTCCGCTTCGCCGCCAACACAGCCGTGGTGTAGGTGTTGGCGTCCAGGTTCAGCTGCACGCGGGCGTCGGAGATGGAGAACAGGAACCCGCCCACGATCTCGACGTAGTCGTGGACGATGACAGCCGCACCGCCGACCGTGCCCGACCAGTCCAGCGTGAGCGAGTCCAGGTCGGCCTGCGCCGGCAGCAGGTACGTGTACTGGCCGGGCGGTCCAGGGTGCACCGCGGTGTCGGTGTCGACCACCGTGCCGTCAAGCCGTTTCAGGTCAACCGTCACCGACCCGGCCGCGTCCGTGGGCGTTTCGTCGACTATGAAGACATGCGTCAGGGTGACCTGTGTGGTGACCAGCACCCGGACCAGGCTCATACCTTCACCTGGATGGCGTCGTTGAAAATCTGCAGGTCGTGCTCCATGCGTTCCTTCTGCGTCATCCCGGCACCCCTTCCGGGCTGCGCCCAGTGGTGGGTGAACTGGAACGCGCGCCGCACGACCGTGAGATAACCGGCCTGGGCACCGCGCCACGACAGGTAGTTGTCGGTGAAGTAGTGGCACTCCAACGAGGGGCCGATCTTGTCCCACTGCTCCCGGGACATGAACGGGATCACCGACATGTCGACGATGGCCTTGTCGGGCAGCTCGCGTCCGTGGACCCCGCAGTAGTCGCAGTAGTCCCGCTCGCCGTCGGTGCGGATGATGCGTGGCGCGGGAAGGTAGCCCCGGTGGACCGCCTCCAACGCGGGGTCAAGCCAATTTTCGTGCGGTTCCAGGTCGTCGGCGGTGAAGTGGATGTAGTCGCCCTTGGCCTGCTCCGCACCCTCATTCCAAGCAAGGCCGCAGGTGGGCCGGTCCCGGATGGTGATCAGTTCGATCCGGTCGCCCGCGGTCCGCTCGTACGCGGCGATACAACGGGCGTAGTGCTCCTCGCGGCCGCGAATCGTAGGAACAATGACGGAGATCACCGGTTGCCGTCCCGGTCGTAGCCCTTGACCCAATCGAAGACTCGGTCCATGCCGTCCTCGAGTTCGACCGTCGGCGCCCAACCGAGATCCCGGAGCCGGTCGGTGGACAGGCGTTTTATGACGATCTGGCCCGGCGGAGGGTCCACCTCGACGATCAGCGAGTCCGGTGCGCCAGCGAGTTTGCACGCCAACTGCGCGATCTCGAGCATGGGCCGCGGGTCATCATCCCGGCCGATGTTGTAGGCGCCCGCATCCGGCTGTTCGATCGCCAGCCGGATCCCGCGAACTGTGTCACCGACCCAGCACCACGATCGCTCGGCGCCGCGGTGCACCGTGATGGGCATTCCGTGGTGAGCGAGCCAGAGCATGGTGTCCATGGCCCTACGGCCCCGACCGGGGGGTACGCCCGGACCGTAGGGCATGGAGGGCCGGAATATGACCAGCCCGTCGGGGGCGTACAGACGGCACACCTGCTCGCCCCAGCCCTTGGTGGCGGCGTACAAGTTGGTCGGTGGATTCCACGGGGTGTCTTCGTCGTAAGCGGCGTCCTGGTGATCGCCGTACACCTCGGACGTGGACGCGTACGCGAGCCGCGCTCCGTAGGTGTGACAAGCCTGCGCGACCAGGGCGGTGGATTCCGCGTTCCACCGGATCGTCCGGGACAGGTCGTCCTCGCTGAGCACCCGCCCGACCTGCGCCGCCAGATGGACGACCACGTCGAACCGGTGCCGCTCCACCCAGCCCAGCACCTCGTACCGGTCCAACAGGTCGAAGTCGAACACCCGGTCCGTGCCCATGACCTCATGCCCGTGCTCGAGGAGTTCCCGATACAGCCAGGTCCCGATGAAGCCAGCCGCGCCCGTGATTCCGACCTTCACGGGGTTTCCTCCGGCCAGTCGGCGATAGTGATGGTGTTCATCTTCTGCGCCACGTAGTCCAACTCCGAGAGCCAGATCTCTTTGTGGTGGTTGGTTTTCACACCGGTGTGCACCCGCATGGAGATCTTCATGGCACCGACGCGGGCGCAGAACGCGATGTCCTCGCCGACCATGTCACCCGCGTTGTCGTAGATCTGGTCGAACCAGTGGTCCCCGTACTCGGCCCGCAGCTTCTCCAACACCGAACGGTGGATGAGCATGAACGCCCCGCCCGTGGCGGCGACCTCGGCCACTTCGCCGTCGATGTAGTCGCCGTAGTAGCAGAACGCCGCATCGCCCTTCTCGGTGTGGCCGATCTTGTACATGGTGGGCACGATCGTGAACCGGTGCCCGTGCATCCCGTCGTAGCCGTCGACCATCTGCGCCCAGCACAACGCGCCAACAACCGGGGCGCTGTCCGGGTCGGCCACCTCAAGCAGCCGGTGCACCGAGTCCGGTTCGAACCCCATGTCGGTGTCGACGAACCACAACCACTCGTGGTCGGTGTTGTCGAGGAACAGCCGAGCGGCGAAGTTTCTATTGTGGGCGATCAGATGCCGAGCCCGGATGTTGAGCGGTTTGCGGGCGATTCGGTTCCCGTGCTCCAGGTCGTAGTCGAGCAGGGCGCGCATCGACTGCATGAAGGAGTGGGAGACGTGTTCGTCGTGCAGGTATGCCGGCTGCACCGTGCCGTCGGTCATGTGGCTCCTTTGGGATAGCTGGTCCCCGGCCCGCTGGCTATCCCGGCAGCGGGCCGGGGAGTTCTCGCGTCAGCTGCCGCTGTACGTGATTTTTGTAACGGCTTTTGCCCTTCGCCCGAACGTGACCGCCTCGTAGCCCCAGACGCCGATCCGGATCAACGCCGGGCCGGCCGGCTGCTCGAACTGGAACTGCATCGGCGGTGACACCGAGAACAGGTGCTCCTGGCTGTTGAGGATGAACCCGGTCGACGCCGCCACCGTCGGCGAGGTGAGCGCCTGCAACGATTCGAGGCTGCCCTGGATTGCGCTGCGGAAGCCCCTGACGGCACCACCCTCGCCGATGGCGTTCTGCGGGTTGTACGACTGGGCCAGGATCAGCGGCCGTCCGGTGGTGTCCTGGAACTTCAGGTACGTCGTCCAGCGGGATCCGCGGCCCACCCACAGGTCCGGGTCGCCCGCGGGGGCGTCGGAGATGGCGGTGATGCCGTCGAGAATCCCGGTCCGCTGGGCCAGGATGTCGGTGGTGGTCAGCGTCCCCGCCGACACCGTGACCGCGTTGACACCCGCCTGGCCGTTCAATGCCGCAATCACTTCCAACTCGACGTTGTCGTAGAAGTCACCGATCAGGTCGCCCCAGATGATCGAGTCGACGGCCGGGCTGGAGCCTTCCAGCAACTGCCGGGAGACCTCGGAGTAGCCCATGATCGCCTTCGGGGTGACCGTGATGGTCGTGTACTGCGGGTCGGTTTCGGTGGTGTTGACACCCTCAGCCACCGACGACGTCTTGGCGACCGTGCCAGCGACCGGGATGGTCCACGGATACGGACCGGCCCACGGCACCTGCCGCAATTGCGTCGCCAGCCGTAGTTGGCGGTGCATGACCGGTGCGAACTGTTCGGCCAGCCACACCGGCGGCACCAGACCGGCACCGAAGGTGGTCGCACCGGCGCCGAGCACGTCACGCAGGTGCGTGTTGTCGCGCATCGCGTTGGAGTGCTGGGTCAGCCGGGCTGCGGCCTCCTTGTCGCCCATATGGGTTGCCCGGTACTGGTCGGCGAGGTACGAGTGCTGCCCGCCCCGGGTGTAGATGCCCGGGTCCCGATCCTGGGTCTTCGCCCCACCGAGCCTGGTGGTACGCGTCTCCGGCGGCTTCGACTCGTCGTCGTCCCCGTCGGGTTGGGTGCGGGTCATCGCGGTGGTGAGTTTGTC